CCGAACTGCGCCCTAGTTGAATAATCGCCCTCCCCTCCTTCTCTAAATAACTCGGTAAAGCTGCTAGTAACTCGCTTCCTAAATTCCAAAAAAAAACCTGTGCGCCTAACACTACATCTAAAGGCATTAGCTTCATTAGTTCCGCGTATTCATCCGTTCCCTCGTAGTCTACTATCGTGTATTCCTCCTTTATCTCAGTTCCTATCGGTCTAAATAGTACAGCCATTGCTCTGTTCATATTGCTCCAGTCTCCTATGTACTTATCCAAGTCCACGTACTCTCCGAAAGTCATAGCATCTAAGTCAGGCACAAAACCAAACTTAAACCCCTTTAACTCGAACTTGTTTACTAGCTGTTTCTCTTGAATAAATAAGTTGTCTAGGTGTAAGCATACCTCCTCTACAGAAGCACGTTCTATCAGCTTTACTTTTTCTGCTGGTATCAAACAAAAGCATTCAATCATTAACGCCTTTAGCTCGTTCTCTTCTAAACCTTTCGCACGTTCTAAAAAGTGCTGGTATTGTGCAAGCGTTATTTCTCTTAAGCTTTCAGGAAGTTGTATCTTAACTTTCATAATTTATATACGTTTAATTGTGTTTTTGTATTAAGTCGGTAGTGAGAGGGGTGGCTAGTTAACTTAGCCTCTATGCACTTAACATTTTTCCCCTCCCATTTATTAAGTTAACCTACCTTATATGATATTCGCCCCTAGTCGGGTTCTCTAGTTGATAACTTACAGCGTACCTAAGTGCATCTATAGCATGGTTGTACTTGTCTACAGGCGTGCTGCTTTTCTTTTCTAACCAGCAGTAGTTGTTTAGTTCCTTGATTAAATCGGTACTTCCCTCATCTATAATTAAGTCGAAGTCCTGAAGCAATGCTATCCCGTAAGTTACTGAACCTTGCCCCTTAATTGTAGGCACGATGTTATTACTTACGCTTAGTTCACTTATTAACCTTGGCTCTGCTGAATCTGCTACTATTAGACTGCTTCCCGCAAAACGTTTGTTTAATTCCGCTATCTGTGAAGTTGTTAACGCTTGCTTATAGTAATGTAGTTTAATGTATATTTTCTTGTTTGCCTTGTCTATGCTTGTCTCTACTAAAGTAGTCGGGTCAGCTGAAAAACCAAAGTCTTGCCCGTATACGCTCGGGGCTGCTTGCTCGAAATTGCCTATTGTCCAGTTACTAAAAATAACTCCCTCTGCTTTATCTAACCAGCCGCCTAGTATCTGATGTTTAAACTTCTCAGGTCGTCGTGTGCGTATGTTCTCTATTTGATTAATATAACTATCGCTTAAGTTGTCTAAGTTGTCTAAATAGGTTGTATGTATGTAAGTAGTGTCCCCCTTTGTGTAGTTGCTTCCCTCCTGTATTCCCCTTACCTCAAAGAAGCGGTTATATATCCAGTGTTCCTTAGTACTAGGGTTCATTATTAAAATCACCCTGTTCTGTATTCCTTTCGCCCTTACACTTAAGTCTATCTTATCGAACGTCTCCTCGTCTGTTAGCTCCTCTGCTTCATCGAGTACCCACGTCGTCACCCCTTGCAAAGATTTAAGGTTAGCTGTTTGATCTCCTGAGCTTGTCTTAATACCTCTGAATAGTATACGGCTGCCCGATTGCTTGTTTATTATTTCGTCTTTAGTTATATGAAAAACGTCCTCCATTCCTAAGAACTCTATTTTCTCCAAGAACTCTGGAATAATAGATACGCCAGCTGAACGCAAAGTATAACGAGTAAAAAGAATAACATGACCTACTTGTTGAGTTAATAAACATAGTAACGTAGAAATAGCGTAAGACTTCCCCGATCCACGCCCACCTGTTACAATATAGTAACGGCTATCACTATCTAAGACTAAGTATTTATTATTTATCACCCCTTAGGCGTTTGATAGCATCGTTAAAATCAAAGTTAGTAGTTAGTTCCCCCTTTACCTCGTTTTCTGTTTTCTTAGGCACGAAGTACTGAGCATACTTAGCGAATAACTCTAGGTATTTACTAGGGCTTTCCTTTAGCACTTGTTTAAACGCATCCTCTATGTTTGGTACTTGCCCCTCTAAAGTTTCTATAAATATCTCTCGCGCTTCTTTAGTGAGCTTATCTTGCGCTCCTTTCGGTCTTCCGTTTTTATTTCCGCTTTCTCCTTTTTTAAATGGCATATAATTGTTATTAATTGTTATTAACAATATTCAATATAGGCTTATTAACTTTCAATTCATATTTAAAAGCATATCGAACTGCTCTCTGTCTATGTCTATTATTTCAACGTCTAAGTCGTCTTCTAAGTGTTCTACAAAGTCAATTATATATTGTCCGTGTTTTACGTGTTCTATTACGTCTCGCATTAAGTCCATGTCTCCTACTGACTTGTTGAACTTTATGTAGTAGTACATCATTGGTATTGATTAAAAAGAGTTTGTAGTTTGTTTAGTACCCCTCTAAAACAGCTTCCGCAGCTTGTAGGCTTAAAGTCGTAGTGTAGAACTCTGTTGTATATCTTTACTAGTTCCTTTTGTTCGTCGGGTTTAATCATTGTCTTAGGCTTGCTAAAGAAGTCTGCTAGATAGTTGTATTCATTCTCTTCTAAGCACTCAGGTTTATTATAAGGGAATATCTTATTGAGTTTCTCCTTTCTGTCGTCACATCCGCAGTCGTCACCAGCTATAAACTTAACTAGCTTTTTTATTCCTGTAGCTTCTGTTACTTTCTCTATTGTATCTCCTAAGCCCTCGGAGGTTTCCTCGTTTGCCTCGTTGAATCGTTCTTTCCATTCTTTATACTCCTTTGTTCTTTTGTCTAAGTTCTCGTAGTATTCGTTACTCTTCTCCATTGTCTTCTAGTTTAACCCCGTATACGCTTCTTTTAGGTATGTAAGGGCTGGTTATTAATTTGCGTTCCTTGTATTCGTCAAGTCCTATTCTTGTGTAGATGTCCTTGCTTAGAATTATCTCTTCATAGTCAGGATACTTCTCTATGAAGTCGTCTATTATCTTATATGCTTTTCCTTTTGTCATATTTTTTCGTAGTCCTCATTTATGTAGTCTTCGTAGTCTTCTCCTACTGCTTCGCTTATTCTCTCCTTACAGGTTTTGATAGTGTGAAAGATTGAGCTTAAACTTATCTTTGTTTCGTTGCTTAGTTCTCTCATGCTTCTACCGTCCTTGTATAGTTTCCATAACATCTCGTCGTACCAGTGCCAGCTCTCTACTTCCTCTTCTATTCTTTCGTGTATCTTTTCTAGTTCCTCTTTTCTGTCGCTACCTTCCGCGCATAAATAACGCAGCTCCTCTAAATCTATTTTGCATACTTTACTTTGCTTCCTGTGTAGGTCGTAAGTCATGTTACGTAATATATAATATACGAAAGTGTCTGCAGTTTGTTTTTTCAGCTCGATATTCATAAGCTTAATGTACATCTCCTGTACTATGTCCTCGGAGAAGTCCCCGCCTCCCAAGTTTTTAACTATGTTAACCCATTTGCTATGCTGGGCGTAAATTGTTTCCATGCTGACAAATATAAATAAAAAAAGGGAAGTCGTTAAACTTCCCCTTAAACATTAAAACTAAACCATGAAACACGACAAAGATAACATTATTTCTCATAACTCAGAATAAACTTTTCGCATCTTCTTTTTACATTGCTTTCATGTAAGCCTTGAAGCTTCGCCACGTGTCTAAATTGTCGATACGTTTGAACTACGGCAGCGGTTGCTTCTATCTTAGTCCACTTAACCTCATCTCTTAACTGAGGGACTAACTCGTCTAGCTTTTTAAGTACTTCTGTTTTTTTCATATTAAAAAGGTAAATCGTCGCTGTGTTGTGCGGCTTGTGCTACTGTTTCCTCTTTTGGCTCGTAGGTGTCTAGCTTCGCATAAGGCTTGCCACTTTTACCCATTAATACACTTAAGTTAACCCAGCCGTTCTTACTGTTAGCCTTCATAAACTTTTCAAAATCTTCGACCTTTACGCTTAAATTACATAGCACGAAGTCGGGTGCGTTTTCATTCTTTTTAACGATTAAACCGTCTGCAAAAATTGTTTCCATATTTATTTTGTTAATTTACTAATTGACGCTTCAAGCATAGCATAATACTCTCTACACTCTTCTACTCTTTCTTTCATTTTTTTTACCGTGTTTTCGTCGTACTCAACTTCGAATATCTTTACACGTAAATTCTCAGGTATTCTATCGAACTGCATTCTATCTCTAACCTTTTGCTCTATCTCTAAGGCTTGCTCGTCTGTAGGGTCAATAGCTTTTAGTTTCCACGTTTCTCTCCTTATCTCGTCCTGTATAGCGTCCTCGGTATGATTAATTAAACAATAAGCCACGTAGCCGTTTAGCTTTCCTGTTAAGTCCATGTAAGCCAAAAGCTGGTACATATAATCTTTATTAGGTAGCTCGCTATCGAACCAAGGAAACGTAGTAGCGTCCCAGCTAGTTTTTATGTCTATAATAGAATCCTCAGTAATTATATCAGGCGTTCCTACAAAGTAATCGTTTTTAAAGCGTTCCTCGTTTTTCTGAACTCCGAAATTGCCTGTAACCTTTGAAAAGAATAATATACTCTCGTCCTCCTGGTTAGTACCCCTTTCAGTGTATCGGTTAGAGAAGTCTTTTTTAATACCGAACTCGTTATATAAAAATTGCTCTTCTACAGCAGTTTTAGCCGTCTTACTTAAAAACTCCGACTTTGTGCGAGGGTTAGCCATTATTTTACCAACCCCCGAAGCATGACAATAGTACTGTTTCATATTTCCGTTTTTAGTTTATATAGTTTAGTCAAATCCTCATCGCTCAGCTTCTCGAATATATCTGCTAACTGGCTTCTAAATCGTGCTGGCTCGTGTGTGTACTTTCCTGTTAACTCTAAGCCTCTCTTCCTGTAGTCTGCAGTTTCTAACAAAGTGAGCTTATTAATAGTATTTTCTCTGCTCATTGTTGTAGGCTTTTAGTTTGTTCACTTGTTAACTCGAACTTCTCTATAAGTTCCTCCTTTGTATAGGTTCCGTCTGCAATAGCTTTAACCGCCTTGTTGAACTGAGCAGAAGTTAAACTAGCTTTCTTAACTACTTTCTTTTCCTGTTCGCCCGCTGCGTCATTATCGACGTCCGTAACTAAACCGAGCGCGGAGCTTAAAGCGTAACGTCGGAAGTAAGTAACTCCTGAGCCAAAACTCTGAAAGTCGTTCATGCCTTTTAATTGTACGTAAGGCATAGCAACCTCGCTAGATACTTTCTCTCCGCTGTCAATATGAAAGATAATTGTTTCAATGTAGTTAACTCCTTCTTTAGTTCCTAAGTGCTGCATAAAGCCTAAGCCGTGCTTTTTTAGTAAAGGGTTAATCTTTTCAAAGATAGTCGGGAGGTCAGCGTATGAATAGCCGTAGCCTTTTGTTCCCTTGTGAATCGTTGGTACTTCTTGCTGAAAATCAGCAATTGCTTTAAATAAATTTTTCATGTTTAAAAGTTTAATTGTTTATGCAAATATAGTTATTTATAATTGTTACGCAAGTTTTTTAATAGGTTTTTATATTTTTTTGTAAGTTCCTTAATTTCGTCAATAGTCATCTTTAATGGCTCAAGGTCTTTACGCTCTAACAAGTTTACGCGCTCTTGTCCTATTCTGTTTATTAATTCAATACGGTAGTTAATTAAGTTACCTGAGTAGAAAGTGTTACAGCGTTCGCATTGCTTATGTACGTTGTCTTCGTTAAATCTTAATTCAGGAGTACTGCCTATACTCATGTAGTGGCCAGCGTTCATTTTGCCGTTGTATGTTCCGCAGCTTATACAGCTTCTATCTTTATCCCTTTCACGTATGTAAGCATTAAAAGCAGCTTGTGCTAGTTTTAAGTAGTCGGAGCGGGTGAGTAACTTTTCT